ATAGTTTATATCTTTGATGAAGTCGAAGGGAGATATACCCTTCTTCTTTTCTTTGTACTCCTCAGCATCATATTCAACTTTTGGAGCACCCAATCCATCGAGCACTCCAGTCATTATTTCCACTCCATTCCTGCCATAATTTCAGCAAGGCATGCAACAAGATTGATCTCAGGATTAGCAGCAAACGCTGCCTTATACTGATAATCTGCAAGCAGCAGAACCAACTGCGAAGGATACTTGACATCATCTAGAATGGTATCATAGATCTTGCGGAAGATGAGATTTGGGTCATTGTCGATATTATCGACTACCCAGTTACGCATCTTCTTGAAGTCTTTGCCTTTCAACGAAGCGACAAGTTCTTTCATGTTGACTTCTTGAACATTGACGAGGATACCTTCATCAATAGTTCCGGAAACACTGTACCGTTGCAGTTCGTTTAGAACACGGCGATAGTCAGGAAAATGCTTTTTGAGAACTTCGGCGACAACCTTCTCATCGAATGCAACATTCTCAGTAGCAAGGATGTCAGATAGACGCTTCATGAAACGACCTGCCATCTTAGGACGGTCTGCCTTTGTCAACTTAAATTCGATGACAGCAGTTCGACTGTGAAGAGGAGCGATGATTCGGTTCTTAAAGTTACACGTGAAGATAAACCGACAGTTGTTTGCAAACTCTTCGATAAATGCACGCAATGCAGGTTGAGTAGAGTTTGGATTCAGATAGTCTGCCTCATCAAGGATGACTACCTTAGTCTTACCACCAAAGGAAACCGACGAAGCGAACTCTCGAATCTTGGTGCGGAGAACATCAATGCCTGATTCTTCTGAACCGTTGATAATAATGTAGTCACATTCAAGTTCTTCGCAAATCGCTCGAGCAATCGTAGTCTTACCAACACCTGCTGAACCGCAGAGAAGCATGTTGGGAATTTCGCCAGTCGCAACGAACTCGCGAAATGTCTTTAGTTGATCATCGGGGAGAATGCAGTCATCGAGTTTACGAGGACGATACTTCTCGCACCATAAAAACTGTTCTTTTGATACGTTCATTTTTCACTTCTTCCATAATGTTATACTTGGGAGACCATCCCAAGTTTCTTAATTTTGAATTGTCAGCATGTGTAACAATTCGTTCACCAGTCACTTCACGAATAGGGACATCACGATATCCATATTCACGAGCAACATCAACAACAGAGACAGGATTTCCTGTCCCAATATCCAGTGTACCCTGAATACGGGTATCTGTCAATATAATTTTTATCGCTGAAACAACATCTTCAACATGAGTCCAGTCACGTTTATGATCAGTAAGATACTCGACTTTGTCATTGAGCATCATGTCATAGAACATATCGGGACGAGAGTCAGGTCCATAGACAGTGTGGAAGCGCATTCCTACTGAATATTTTGGAGCAACTTCTTCCATTACCTTCTTGCTAGTAGCGTATGGATTCTGCCACCACTCATAGATTGAAGAAGAGGAAGCGTAAACGCACCGAAGATTGAGACGATCGCATTCCGAAAAGACTTGCATCGATCCTTTAACATTCACGTCCCAATATTCTTCAGGGTCTAACCAACTCTTACGCACACCTGCTAGTGCGGCAAGATGCAGGACTGCTCCGTAATATTCTGAGATCTTAAATTCTCGAATATCTCCCTCATAAGGAATCACCTCGAAGGAGTCGGACAGAATGCGTAAAGCATTCCGCCCGATAAATCCTTCATGCCCTGTAATCAGAACCTTCACGCAGAGTTATCCAACCCTGACAGTAAATTCAAAATCATTCAATACCAGAAACTTATTAAACTGGCGAACGATTTCTTCTGGGTTATGATCAAGTTCAACATCAAATTCGATATTGGCACTACGATTTAGATGCCCATCCTCATTGTTATATGGGACGCGACCGCTGAAACTAATTTCCAACTTATTCATGTTACTCTCCAATTAAACTACTGACGATGGTTCCATCGCCAACCAATACTCAAGGTTCTTGGTTGCATGTTTAAAGTGCATTGCTTTCTTACGACCAAGAGCAACTGTGTAGTCATCAGTAATGACCTTCAGATTCTCAACCTTGAGTCGACAATCAAAGTCACCAACATCAGTTGTAGTCAATTCCTTACGATACGCATTCGCACGTGGATTGCTTGGGTCGCTAACGCTCAATGTCACCTTACCATCCTTAGAGACAATGCTCATAGTTGGTGCCGATAGAACGTTCGCTGCCTTCTGCACCATGCTAATTTCAGCAGCAGTCAGGGTGAAGTCGAAGAATGGATCAATCTCGAGAGTCTTGTCTGGCGCAGCAGTAACTACACTGGGATCAGCATAACCATACTCAAACTCAGACTTGCCTTCGCGAAGGAACATACCTGTTTCTTCAAAATCAATCTCAGGATTTTCCCAGAGACTCAGCAACGCAAGGAAGTTGTTCAAGTCATAGACCGCAAACTCACGGTCAAAAGTTTCTGCGACTGTTGCGCGAGAGAGGATATTCTTACCCGCACTGACGGTGGATAGAACATTACCCTGACGCACGAGGATATTAGTATTAATACTTGCAAAGTTCTTTAGCAGTGCAAGAGTATCGGATGAAATCTTCATAATATATTAGTCCTTTTTCTTTTTAGTTTTCTTACTGGTTTCTTCAGTAAATTGAATTATACCTGGAATAGTGTCGGAAGTCAATAGAGAAGTGGTTCCCATGTTATGTTCGTTCCAGTTGGGGGCAATCATATGTGCTGATTTGAAATCAATAGTATCCGAAAGCGACAACGAGGTCTTCAATTTGTAAGGTTTACTATTGACTTTTTCAAATGGATCAGGTATACTACTCTGTTGTTCCTTGTCATGCACATGCATCGCAATGATTGCATAGTGAATAACTTTCAACAAATCCTTACGCCAGTCTTCAGGTGTTCCTTTATGACCATAGCGTTGGGCATACTTCAGGATATTGCCTACAGTAAAACCAATACCATGACCACCGTCGATAATAAACTCGGTTGCTTGGTATTGATTCTGCGAGTAATGCTCACCATAGGTGGCATTAATATATTGGGTAATCTCCCGTAGGAGATCACCCTCGTCATACTTGTAATTAATTGTCATTATGTCTCCTTAGAATGGAACTTCTTCATTTACAGACTGGAAGTATGCGTCTTCATTTACGCCATCATCTGGCATCGCATCATTATCGACTTTCTTATAGAGGTCTAGGAAAGCAGACTTGGTGTCAGCATCGAAGCGATTGACGCAAAGTTCGATTGCCTTAGCACGCGAACCGAACATAGCAAAGGCATTGACGATGTGCTCAAGACGACGAGTCGAGATGAGTTCTTCGACGCCGCCTTCATAGAAGGTCTTACGGATAATATCTGCCCAAGTTACCAACTTGTCAGCAAATTCATCATCAACCTTGTTGACTTTTTCCATCTTGTTGAGGATAATCTGCTTCTCAATCTTTAGCGAAGGATATTCCTGTTCAACAGTGATGGCGAAACGCTCAAGGAACGCATCGTCAAGAATCTGGGCAGACATAAACTTGCCATCGTCAGAACCACGACCCTTGGTGTTCGCTGTGGCGATGACATTGAAACCTGCCTTGGGGTAAACTGTCTCGCCAGTTTTCTTGTTGAAGTATGGTTTACCTTCGAGGATTGCTTGAAGACACATCATCTTGTTCGAACCACGGTCGATTTCGTCGAGGATAAGGATAGCACCACGCTTCATGGCAGTGAGAACTGGACCTTCACGGTAAACAACGTTACCGTCGACGAGGGTGTTACCACCAATTAGGTCGTCTTCATCGGTTTCGATGGAGATGTTAACACGCATGCATTCGCGCTTCAACTTAGCACATACCTGCTCAATCATGGTGGTCTTACCGTTACCCGACAGACCAGAGATGAACGTTGGGTAGAAGTTGTTCGACTTCACAACCTTCCGAAGATCGTTGTAGAAACCAAAGGGAACATAGGTTGGGTCGACGTGCGGAACGAGGTTCTCGATCACTGTCTGCAACTTTGGTTGAATAACCATCTTAGGAGCAGAAACAGGGACTTGGGCGACAGGCGACTTAGCACCTGTCATCAACGGAGAAAGATCATACGTACCACGCTTGATCATACGTTCGCGCTGAAAAATCCAACCAGGATACTTCATCCCAAGAGATTCGGCAGCGGCAACAACATCACGCTTACGGAAAACACCATTGTTGGTGTTATTGTCGGAAAGGTACTCAACCAAAGCATCACGATTCATCATAAAAATATCCTCACATCACATCATCATTTAATATATTCAATATACCCTAGAACGGTATAAAAGTCAAGCCGCTTTTTCACTATAAAGATAGGAAAGATAACCAGCGATAAAGGCATCAGACGCACCAACCATCACGCGAAGTTGGGAGACAATAAAATCAAGTTCAATAGACTCAACCCAACCATTTTCAAAATCATCACGAGCAGTAGCGAACCCATCAGCGTAAGAAGTAAAATCAGTCATCACCATTTCCTTTCTCATCTTATATTCCACTCTACCCCGAAACGAGATAAAAGTCAAGCCCTTATTTCGTTTCGGGGTAAATAATTTAGGCGACTGCCTGAATCATTTTGTTCAACAGAACTCGGTTGGTCTGCTTAGTATTTTGGAACTTCTTGAATGCGCGACGAAGATCTTTAGGGTTGCTGCTGTCAGTCTCAAAGACATCTTCACCAATAGTCAACTCGCTACCACCAGGAATCAAAAAGCGATCATCGAAACCAAATGATTTTGTGGTGTGGAAAAACTTTTGCTTCCATTCATTCTTCCACTTGGTATCGAAATCTTCAGTCGCACCATGCATGCGCTTTGCTGCCCACTTAGGATTGTAAGGAGCGATGAAGAAGTTGATAACACGCGAACCAGTTGCCTTCTTGTAGAGTTCTAGAAGAGCAACTTGCAGTTGAGTGCGATAAACTTCGTCATCATACTTAACTGTTACCGAAGCATTAGTGCTTGCGTCTGTGATATTGATATGGTGCGAACCATAACGGTTTCCAACGCTGATGTTGTTATCGCCATCACCATCGGTGAGGAACACAGTGTTGAGAACTTCTACGCGATTTTTAGCACGAAACTTGTCAGCAATCGAACGAGCAACCATGATTGATTCTTCGAGAGGCGTCGAAGCGAGACCCATGATGTCTGAATTGCGAACGAATCTTTCAGAACGACGAGAAGGACGAACAGAATAGTCATATCCCTTGGCGCACATAAGAAGAGTGCGAACTACTTCATTAAACTTAGCAGACGAACAGTTATCTGAAACAAACTGCAACAGATTGAATGAATTGTCACCGATTTCAAGTTCCTTGCCAGATGAAACCGTGTCACTAGCACGATTTGCACGCATGGCATCAGACTTGGAATACTTGTCATTGACAACACCATTGTTGGTGAAACCATAAACTTCAAACGGGATGCGAACCTTGCGGCAGAACATCATGAGCGTAACCAACTGCTCAATCGTACCTCTCATGTTTGATGCCATCGAACCAGACATGTCCAGGAACAAAAGCATACCATGGTTTTTACCATTAGGAACAACTGTATTGCGAGCGAACAGGTCTTCACTGATTTTATGCGCCCAAACACGGTCAACATCAAGACGACCAGTCTTAGAAATCTGCGCACGAGCAAACTCTGAAGCGCGACGACGCATTTCAAATTCTTGAACCATGGTATTAATATACTTCTGGTTGTTGTTGCGGAACTCGGAGAAAACTTCCTGTGCGACTGGGTCATAATCTACAGTTTTTGTAAACCACCTGTCAGCATACACAGTCGGACGCATCCTATCAAGAACCCAATCCATAGGAATGACATAGTTCTTGGTATCAACCTTGCGAAGAATACCATACGCATACTCGCGCGACTTTGAGTCGATGAACGTATCTTCCATTTCGCGGAAGTTCTGATCAGTGATAGAGACAGGGTCTTCGCTGAGAACTGGTGTGTCATTCGAACCAGGAAGTTTTTCGCTTTGAGTTGGAGCAACACTACCATCTTCATTTGCGTCGTCGGCAGACTTAGCATCGGACTTAGCATCAGACTTAGCATCTTCACCAGTTTTATCGCCAGTTTTATCGCCAGAATCAGCATCGGCATCAGCAGATTCGCCTTCGCTCGACTCGCCTTCGTCGCCATCACCAGAATTCTGATCATCCATGTCGGAGAACCATTTATCGACATCGTACGAGGCATCGTCGTCACCATCTGAATCATCCATAAGTTCGCCCATGAATTTTGACGAATCAAAGTCGTGCTCGGGTTCAGATTTAGCAAGTTCGTAGAGTTCTACTGCGAGCGCAGCAACATCATCCCATGTTTCCAACGCATCAACACGAGCAAGATACTGATTCTCATCAGCGCTGAAAGGAGCATTGAGGAAAGAACCAACCTTATAGTGCAGATTGATACGGTCAATAAGACGCAACTTGCTGAGATCATATCCCTTAACGCCGAAGAAGTTATTCTCGAACAGTTCCTGATAACCAGCGAAGAAGTTACGGCGGATGCCAGGAAACTTGTCCTTAATCTTACGCTCGATGCGAGCATCTTCAAGAACATTCAGATAGGACTTGATACCCATACCGCGAGCATCAATCACGCCATGCCAACCCTGAGCAGGTGTGAACAATGCATGTCCAACCTCATGACCGATAAGTAGGTCATAAAGGTCGGACGACATATCTTTCCAGATAGGGAGGATGAGGGTGCGGTTCTTAAGGTCGAACATCGCAGTGGGAACCTTCTGATGTTCAATCCGAAGGTTCTCAGTGGCGAGCAATTTAGCAAGGGTAGACTTATGGGAAATAGACATCACGAAACCTCATCAATTAATATATTTCATTCTACCCTATTTTGGCAGAAATGTCAAGCCCTAAAATTACTTTTAGACTAAATTAATTGCAGCGAACAGTGCGCTTTTCATAGTAGTCGCCATAACGATCCATTCCGCTGCTGATAATTTCGCGGCAGACAGGGCGACGATAGTGATATTCATACTCGCGGTCATAGACTTCGCGCTCAACTTCACGTTCTTCGCTTTGTTTGCGACTGGCAGCACCAAGAATGAACGCACCTACGCCGATAGCGATCGCTTCACCAGTGCTAATACGCGAACGCTTATGCTGGCGGTCATTTCTGCGTTGTTCCCAACCATTTCCATCGCGGTTACGGGCCTCAGCAGCAACAGGAACAAAGGCAACACTCAAAGCAACCAAACTTACGACAACAGATTTAATCATAAACTTTCTCCTTCTATTATTCCATTCTACCATAGAACCTGACAAAAGTCAATCCCTTATTTACGATATCTTGTCATGGTTCCATCGTGATGTGCGAGATACGCTTCAAAGTCCACATCTGGATATTCATTTTTCAAGTCGATTAACATGTCAAGATTCGAGATCGCATCATCAAACAAACGAACACGAGCATACTTGCCTGTGTCGAGATACTGTTTAATGAAGATCTTTTTTCCAGCAGCGGAATTCGGTGCGTTTAGATTACCAGCGCGATGCACATGGATGTCATCAATATCGATACCCTGCTTACGGAATGTATCTAGAAAAATATCACGGTCATCAAAGTCGGAGCGGGCTGTGATAACAACCATCTTGCTACCCTTTGCCTTTACGTTCTTATGAATCGCGATTAGTTTGTTGATTGCTTTCACAATAGGTTCAGAAGTATCGCGGAAATGTTTGGCATCGCGAAACTCTCGGAAGTCAAATGACTCACCAGCACCCAACTTGTAGGTGTTAAACTCTTGGTTAGACAACTTACGGAGGATTTCTCCATCCTTCATCACATAGATGAGTGCCTTTGTGTTAAAGAGGGTCTCGTCGATATCCCAAATGGTCAGACCAGAACCCTCTTTACGTTCGAAAATATAATCTTTAAAACCAATCATAGAATCAATATACCTGTCTTTTTAGAAAAAGTCAAGCCTATTTATTCGTTGGTTGAATTTTTTTTCCGCGTTTTGGTTTAGGAGTTTCTGTTTCTTGTGTTGGTTCTTGCGCCGCAATGCGCTTTTCTAACCGCTTGGCGACCTCCCCCGCATCTAACCAGATATCCTTATTGTCTAGCATGGATTTAATTTCTTCTGGAGTCAAGAAATCTTTATAGAACGAATCAAATAATTTTTCTGACCAAGACCTGAAGTGGGTAATTTGGTCATACATCTCGCCGCCCTTACCGATCGTGCCACTGGAATAATTGTGAAACATGAACATGGTATGATCAGATAATTCGAACCGATCTGCTGTCAAGAATATGAGAGTAGCAGCACTCATACAAATACCCTCGACTGAACAGACGATAGTGGCATTTGATTCCTGCATCGCACGAACCAGTTGTAATGCAGAGAACAAGTCGCCACCTTCGCTGTTTATACGAATGTAGATTATATCAGTTTCCCCTGCTGCGCGGAGAATCTGGAACCATTCAACATATTCTTCGGCAGGTTTAATTTCGCCGCAGAGATAAAATGTTACAGCAGTTGCTACTGGTTGTTGAAAGAACTTTGGTTTATGGAAAAATGGCAGATCACCATCACTCATAGTGTCGCGTGATCGCTGTGATTTTGTCAATTTGTGCATCAATAATTGGTATCCTGTTTGGCCAATGAATATACTCCTTTTCAGGATTCTTCATCAGGTTGTAAAGTAGGGGAAGAATTAAATCTTCGACTTGTTTTAGTTTCTCTGTAACTTCCATTTCGACGAGTCGTTTGTGTTCAGAGATCATTGTTGACTGGTCTGCTGTCAAAATACGAGACTCAATGTCGTATAGTTTTGCCATAATCTCATCTTTGAGATCATCAGCGTCTATTGTCTGAGAACTATATGGTTCTTGGACATGAATTACAGTTTCGGTTGGATCTTCAAATGTGAATCCAAAATCATAGGTTGTGTTTGACATATTTCCTAAGATACTTTCTTGCTCGTTTGTTTAAAGACTTGAGTGCCATGTCGAGTTTCAATTGTGATACATGATCAGAAAAGTTTAATCCCTGCATGTGATCATATTCATGTTGAGCAATTCTTGCAGGAAGACCAGATAGTTTCTCAACCTTATGCTCGCCAGTGACTGTTTGATAAGACAATAGAATTTCTTCTGGTCTCTTTACAGTCAACCACAGTCCAGGATACGACAGACAACCTTCCTTCGCAAGACTTGCTTCAACTGATTGTGATATAATCTGCGGATTGAAAACATCTTTGCGATTTGTTTCATCAGTCCCCATGACAAAAACCTTAGAGTCTATACCCACCTGATTAGCAGAAATACCAAGACCCTTAAGGCGACGGCATTCTTCCCACAGAGTATCAGCAAGTTCCCGTGCATTCTGTGTTTCAAAGTCAAACTTTTCTGGAACCTTGCGCAAAGCAGGATCTGTAAATTTAAGTAATTCCATTATACCACCATTTCACTATAGTTATTTTTTTTCTCGAACTTTATAAGACTGCGGAACTTATCAAACAGTTGATCACCTTTATGACTGATGACAAACACATTAGTATCTTCACCAACTGTGTCAAGTAATGCCATAACATAATCGGTACCATTATTATCTAAGGAGGAGTCAAACACCTCATCAAGAATGAGCAGATTAGTTGCTACGCTGTTCTTCATCTTAGCGATTGTTCTCCAAGTAAAGAGAAGTGCCAGATCAATTCGTTGCTTTTCACCTTCCGAGAATGATGCGTAACTAAAATCATCACGATGGCGTGATTTAATTGTCTCATCAAACTTCTCATCAAGATTAAACTGCACGAAGAAGTCCATTGCTTGTAGATATTTATTCACCAACTTATTGATAACTGGAAGATACTGCCGAATAATCTTAGTTTTAATACCAGTGTCTTTGAGCAACGTGGAGACAATTTCCATGTAATGCTTTTCTTCATTCAGTCTCGCCTTCTCCTCGTTCTGCGTCAGAACTTCTTTGGCATATGACTTGAGTTTTGTTTTTTCTTCATCAATATCTGCAGTCTTGGTTGTGATGTCATTCAGTTCCAAGTTGAGTGCTTGAATTAATCTTTGTTGAACAATAATCTCGTTGTTGTTTGCGATAATCTCTGCACTCAACTCAGAAATTTGTTCGGAGAGAGTTTCATTTTCCGCGATAAGTTCCTCAAGTTTTGTAAACTCTTCCTGTAACTTATCCATTCCCGCAGATAGTTCTTCGATTTTCTCTTGTCGGGATGATACGATGGTTTCTTTATGATCGTGAGCAATGCCTTGCTGGCACGTCGGACATTCGTCCGTATCATTGTAGAATGCCACCTCCTTTTGAAGATCGCGGAGTTGGGTGGAAAACTTGGTCTTGAATTGTTCGAGTTTCTTTTGCTTACTGGCAAGGTCTCCGAGTGCTGCTTTGGCATCTTCGTGTGTAATCTTCTTGCCTTCGAGAGTTCCAACAAGACTCTGGAAACTGGCGATGGACAATTCACCTTCCTCAATTCGAGAGATAATTTCATCAACTCTCTTTTCTTTATTTGCTTCGAGCGTATCGACATATTCTTTCTGAATAGTTGCCTTTTGTTTCAGAACTTCGAGTTTACCATCAGCATCATGAAGACTATCTTTGAGTTCGTTCATCTTGTCGCGCAGAACAGTATTCATTGTTGTGAAGATCTGAATATCAAGAATGTCTTCAATAATCTCGCGACGAGTAAACGGTGGCAACTGCATGAATGGAGTAAACGATGCTGACCCCAGAATAACAATCTGAGTAAACGATTTGTAATTTAGTTTTAGAACTGATTCCTCGAGATACTTTTGATAGTCCCGAGCAGCAGCATCCTGATTGATTACTTCACCACCAGATTGAATCTCGAAGATGTTCGGTTTAATACCACGAACAATCTTGTAATCTTTGCCACCAATATCAAACTCAATTTCAACTAGAAGATTTTTCTTGTTGATAGAATTGAGCAGTTGTGGTTTATTAATACTGCGAAAAGGTTTACCAAACAATCCAAAGCAGAGAGCATCAAGCAGCGTGGATTTACCCCCACCATTCTCGCCGACAATCAAAGTGCTGGGTGAACGGTTAAGTTTAATTTCAGTGAAAGCATTACCTGTTGAAAGTAAATTCTTCCAACGTATAGTTTTAAAAATGATCATACAGAAACGTGCTGTGCCTCAATATACAAAGTTCTCAATAGGTTTTTAATCTTGTCTTTATCAAGATCGGTCGAAACAGTATCAACAAAATCAGATAGTACGGTCATCGTATCCTCAACATCCATCTTATCTTCTTCAATTACATCTGCCTCGAACTCAGAGAAGTCTTCAATTATCTTTAACTCAATTAGATCGCAGTCATATAACTTATCAACAAAGCGATCGAACTTATAGAAGTCTGTCTTCTTGACAACAACTAGTCGAACACAACTCCCCACAAGTGCACTAAGATCAAGCAAACTAGGGTCACCAGTAGTGTCATCATAATAGATTTTATGAAAGATTTGAAATGGGTTTGCAAAGAATTCTACCTCATTCGTTTCCGTATCATATATGTGATACCCTCTCGTATCATTATAATCAGACCAAGTAAACTCATAGGTATTACCAAGATAAAGAATATTACCAACCCGACTGCGATGGTGGAAATGACCACTACAAACGAGAGGAAATCTATCAAACTGCTCAGTACCCATGCCATGGTCATTTTTATGCCCACGATACATTTCGAAACCTGAAAACTCAAAGTGTCCAAATACTGCTTGTGCATTACTTTTATCTACAACCTCCATGGTGTCTGCATAGTTACCCGAACAAATCCATGGAACAAGCAGTAGATTCTTTCCGTTCAGTTTAATTTCTTCTGCGTCGGAATATGTAATAACATTGCCATATTCACGAAGTAGTAGGTCTAGCGAGTTTACCTCATTCGTGTTCTTGAAAAATGTGTCGTGGTTTCCTGCGATCATGTGCACATCGATACCGAGATCTCGTGTTTTATCGAAGAAATACTCGCGACACTTCTTGAGTGTATTATAATTTATAAACTTGCGTCGGTCAAAAACATCACCGAGGTGAATGATAGTTTTTATTCCTTCGCGTTCTAGATGAGGGAAAAACACCTCAGTATAAAACTTCGCGAAGAAGTTATCAAACGGAATAGAATCTGACCTTGCACCAAAGTGAGTGTCTGTGATCAACGCAACCTTCATACTCGAACTTTCTAATTACTTTGCAGGCGTAGTTGGTTTCGCTTCAGTAGGAACCACTTCTTCTAACTTTTCTTCGGTTGTTGGTTCTACGCCACCTTCTTCTGCGAGGCGCTTAAGAACAATTTGTCCATCACAGATCATGTAGTGTTGACCATCACCGAGATCACTTGACTCAAGATAGATGCATCCTGGATTCTGTGTAGAAACACCCCGAACACCATTCCTATGGTCAATGACATCAGCGATTAATGTACCGATGATCGATACAAACGCAAGAAAGCAAAATGCCGTAAACCAGTTTTTAGACAACCACACAACGTACTTGTTAGTTTTTACTTCAGTCATATACAACTCCTTTAACACTCTTTAATAAGTCCATTCTACTCTATATCAAGAGAATTGTCAATGATTTTTTGGTCTAAATATTTTGGTCGTCGTTTTGGTATGTTGTTGACCTTTACAGCATCTGGTTTATCGAACTCATCAATCATGTCCATCTGCTTCTTGACATAGTCAATAAACTCGTTGCCGTAGTCGCCTGTATCGTGGTCTTGGGTAATCAAGTCATGAACATCAATGTTTCTCATGTATCGATACTTAGTTTGTTGCTGTCGTTTCTCTTTCGCGATACGACGAAGGAAAGCATAATATGTTATCTGCGTGAAATACGCGAAAGGATTCTTAGATTTTTCAGGATTAAAGTTATCGATGTAAGTAATACAGTTTTCAATACCATCCGAAACCATTTCTTCTCGATACGTATAGTTGATAAAATTGCTCTTATATGCCAAGTGAGTTGCAATCTTTAGAAAGCATTCTCCGATATAGTTGGGGATACGGGGTTTCAATTTTCCCGCTTCCTTTGCAGCAAGCACACTATCTCGATACTTAGTAATCTCTTCTAGAAACTTAGAGTTATCTACATAATGTATGTTGTTTTTCTTATTCTTCTTGAATGGTTTTTTCACATTTTTCTCTGGTATTTCAGTCATTTATAACTCCATTTATCATACCGTTATACTATACTTTTTCTTATTAGTCAATGATTTTTTTTCACTATTATTTCAGTATATAGCTTGACAACACTCGCGTTTCGAGGTATAATGACTATGTCGTATTGATGAATAATAGCTTTACTACTGCTACTGCTTAATTGAGTAGGTTCCTGCTTCTGAGTAGTTGGGAATGCAACACTTCCAGATCTAAGTTTGCCTCGTCAGATTCCTCGAGAAGTTTTACTTCACTGGAGATATATTTCTCATATTGCTCTAGTAGGTTCTCTCTCAAGAGACAGACAGTGATTACTTCGGATCTGGGTATGAGGAAATTCTTCTCAGTGGTAATACCAATCCATGGTTTCAGAAGAAACGTTTCTCCAACAACATCTTCTTGCATTACAGAATAAGGAACTACCGCAATGGGATTATCCATCCAGAATAATTCATTGGTATCACTGTCTCTTATCGATGCGATCACTAGGTCGCCATTTTTAAATTTAAGTACCTTTGGAGTTTCCATCAGTAGATATCCTCACGAGTTTGTATTTGAAACCTTCTTCATTATATAACTTGATTCTCTCTATCATGTGTAGTAGAGTATAATTCTTTTTCGCTTTCCAAGATAGGTCATCACCTATATCAAAAAGACGACAGGAAGTTTTGTCATCCCCCTTACGCAATCCTCTACCAATCGACTGGAGATTTCTTACTCTAGATTTCGACGGAGAAGCGAATATGACATTATGCAGATTCCTTATATTTATTCCCGTTGAAAAGGTGCCATATGATGCGATGATGACTGCATCTTTTTCTTTCTCGGTAATCTCGCGAACCTTTTCGCGCTGCTGAGTATCAGTTCCGCCATGAACGAAGAACACTTGACGAGACTTTCCGATCTTCTCTTTGATCAAGTCATACAAAACTGCGCCATGTTTCTCGACAAACTGGAACAGTACCAATGTGTTGCCCTTCTGTGTCGTTGCCAGATTTTTGATTATGTTGTTGCGCTTTTTGTGCGTTACCAACCAGTCCATTTCTTCTTGGTAAGTATACTTAGTTAGTGCTTTCTTCTCTTCATCAGAATAATCGAGAACGAGACAATGAATATCCAGATCAGCGACCGATCCCTGTTCCATCAATTCTTTTGTCGAGATAACCTTGTGGACCTTACCAAATAATCCCTCGAGAATCAACTTATGCGTCTTAGTTCCATCAAGAGTTCCTGTTGTTCCGATGCGGAACTTAGTCTTGGTGCATTTGTTGAAGATTGATGTCAAAGATTTCGCTTTGAATAGATGCGCTTCGTCTCCATAGATTACATCGAACTCGTCAAAGAACTTTTTAGGGAGTTTGTATATTGACTGCCATGTTGAGATAGTAATAGGATATTCGTTAGACTTCTCGAATCCTGAATAGATTCTACCACAGTTATATGATGCTTTCCAGTCTGTCTCTGATGCATAATCTTGAAAGTCTTTATACATCTGCTCGACGAGGGAAGTAGTAGGAACAATAATCAATTGTTTACGCCCAAACTTCTGATGGTATCGCATCAATAGATAAATGATCAACGACTTACCAGATGCAGTTGGTGAGAGAAGCAACGTCCTACCAATACGAATCGCATACTTAACAGCATCTAACTGATAGTCTCTCGCTTCGATCGGATTACCTTGAGAGTGGAGATTCAGCGAGTCGGCATATTCAACCAGTTCTTCATAGGTTATGGGATCGCCGATACGTTCAATCTGAACGTCCATCTCATATTCATTACGCTGGCAAAATTCTCTGAGATATGGAAGAAGTCCTACGTATAGTTCTTTGGTCCACATGTTAAACAAACGTGCCTTACCGTCCCATAACTTAGCACGATAAGTTGGCATGAATTTTGCACCTGGAACATCAAACGTAAAATACTCTGATAGTTCCTGTGAAATACTGGGGTCGCATTCCACATTCAGATACACTTCATCTTTTTTAGTGATGGTTAGATCGGTCACATTAATCCATTTGTAAACTTGGTCCACTCAATTGCGGACTTAATATCCCATGTCCTACTATTTAGTGACCGCAGAATCTGCTCTAATTGATATAGAACTGCCTTGATATAATCAATCTTGTCTTGTTGCTTGATCATCTCTTCATCGCATTGGAGAACATCATCCATCTCATTCTTTAGTGGTTTGAGACCTTGGTATTGATTCCATCCATGTTCTTCGAGTTCTTCGCGAGTAAGTTCCCCGCGATAATACCTCATCTTAGTTCTGCGCAAGCGATAATAATCTGCCTCTGCCTTGCGCAACTGCAACTTAGAATTCGATAGTATGTTGAGATACTTAGAGTGCAACTCTGGGGTTTTGGTTGACTCTGGACCAAGATTTAATTGGTCGATCTTGCAGTCGTTAGTCCATGACTCTTGAATTTCAGATAGTTTCATAATGCCCTCAATAGAAAAATAATATAAGTATACTAAATTTTGTTTGGAATGTCAAGTTTTAAAGTGCCTCGACAGTATATTGGCGATATTTAAATGCAGCAATACCAACCAAATAGTCTGCTCGCCCAGAACTGATGTCGAAATCTAATGCCTCGAGACTGACTGGAAATATGTCGTAGTAAGTAATCTTGACGTTTGGATTATTGTCTGAGTCCAGAATGAAGAAGTCGGCGTCAGAGAAGTTACCCAATGCGCCGAGACGTTTATCTGAGATAGCGGGAAATCTATAACGTTGCGATTCATTCCAATTTTTATATTGCTCTCTAGACTCTGGGAATCCCAGACCAACCAACCAATTATATAGTTCCAGATAGTTGCTCATGTTCTCTTGAACAAGAAACCGAATGACTAGATCGCCATATGCTAATTTATCACCAGGGACTGGAATATCTGACAATGGTGTTTGAAATGTAGGGGAACCAAGTTGTATCGCAGGAATGTTTGCTGCTTGGCAGAAGTATGATACATTAGGTAGATTGTGAACCTGAAACTTAAATCCGTTTGGTTTCAGATAGTCGAGATCGCTGGGTTGTTGATTGACCCAGTTTGCTTCTGTTACACCAAGTGATGTCTTTAATACCATGTTACCCTCATATGTTTCATACTATTTATAATGAAAAAGGGGAGAGCATTTCTGCTCCCCCCAAGTTTCTAAGTCCCCTTTTCTTTCGAAAGGGTAATCTCTTACATGAGATTGGTTACCTTTACTCTGCGGTAGTATTGGTTACGGTTGGCAGTGAAAGTATCACCGTCAGTTGTGCCGTTCGACTGAGTTACGAATGGGTTAGCGATCATGCCGTAACGAGTCTTGAAACCAATTTTTGGTTGGAAGGTGTTAGGGTCGATAGCACGAACCATTTGTAGTGGAACGTATGGGCAATAGAAGATACCAGCGTCATAAGCATTAGCACCCTTATAACCAACAACATAGAACTGCGATGCAGCGCCAGTGTTTGCTGAGTAAGGATCAACGAATACCTTGTAACGACCGTTCAGCGTACCAACGAAGGTATTGCCTGTGTCATCAACTTGAAGCGATGGCGAACCATTAAGCGCACCACCTGTGTCAAGCATACCTGCCATTGCAAGAGCAGCAGCAACGTCTGACGAACAGATAATGAAGTTACCCTTACCACGACGAGTGTCTTGAGCGATTACGTTAGCGTCACGTTCGATGTTGAACAGAAGACCCTTGAAACGCTCAACCGACCAACGACCGTTTGAGTCAACGTCAAGGTCGAAAGTACCAGCAGTTGCAGTCGATGCT